CCACCGACGTGATGTTGACCCGCGCCGGCGTCCGCCCGATCGCCGTCCAGGTCAAGACCGCCACCCTCGACCGCGGCGCCTACCACGTCTCCGTCAAGCGCGCCACCGGCGGACTGAAAGCCCGTCCCTACGAGATCCACGACTTCGACGTGCTCGCCGCCTATCTCCCCGACCTCAATCAATTTGTCTTCTGGACCTTCGACGACATCAGCAACCGCGTCAGCGTCCGCTACGACCCCAACAAGCACCGGAAACCCGGTAACTGGGACTTGCTCAACGATGTCGCGGAATCGCTAACAAATTCTGGGCCTAAGACAGCAAATGTCCCACCCCATCTTTAATACTCCCTAAATATTTATGAAACCCGCCAAAAGCACCAAGAAAAAGGCGAGCGCCCCCAAGGCGCCGAAAACCACCCTCAACATCAACGTCGAATACGTCGAGCAGATCGCCGACGAAAGCATCGCCACGATAATGGCCCTGCGCGCCCTCGTCCGCCAACTCGCCACCGAACTTGAGGAGGCCCGCAAATGACCCTGCACAACGGCAAGACCTTGGCCCTCGAATATGAACCCACCGGCCCGCTGTTTGGCCGGCTCATGCTTGAGGCTCAGTCAATCAACGCAGCGTGCGACCGTTTCCTCGCCAAGCGCGGCTTGATCACGCAGCCATCGTTCCGCAATTCCGGCTTCATCTTCGGCCGTGGCAAACGGAGGGCGCGCAAATGAGCACCATGATCCCCGACCTGGTTGTCGGCTCAGTCGGCTTCGGCAGCAACTTCGGAGCCTACAACGAACTCGCGCTGGAAAAGCAAGTCCGTGAGCTGATTCGCTCAAATAATCGCCTCATCCGCGTCATCAACCGCTGCGTCAAGCCCAGCAACGAAGTCGCCAACGAGGCATCCGACGCCATCGAGGAGGCGACCGGCATCCGATGAGCCTCCGCTACGAGCAATACTGGGCGCTGCGCCGCACCCGCCAGTTCTTGGCCGACCTGCTGCATCCTTCGACGCGGCCCCGGACGGTCAAAGAGCTGCGCGGGCGCGCGTCCGCCTGCCTGCGGCACTTCCCGCTCCTCGAAGAAAGCGGCAAGCCCATGTTCTCGCAGGACGAGTTCGCCTCACCGGAGGGCTACGAACTATGAGCGCCGGCAAAGGCGACAGCCCCCGGCCGGTCAACGGCGACCGCTACCGGCGTAACTACGAGGCGATCTTCTCACCGCCCTACCCCGCGTGGATCTGCCGCCCCTGCGGCGAAGCCCACGGCCGCGGCATGCCCGCCGGCCACGTCTCGACCTGGCACGAAGACCCCTGCGGCATCTGCGGCAAGGTCACCTCCGTCAGCGAACCCCGCGATTTCCGCCACCTAAAAAAATGGCCCATCCTCCCAAAAAACCCTTGACCCTCATGCCAACATTTGCCAACATATGCCTACAGATCACGCCACGACAGAAAGCCGTAAACCGTCATGGCCACTGAGCATCAACCACCACCGCCCAAGGAACACCACATCACACCATGGCTCGAAGAATCATTTCGCTTAGTCGATGCAGCCTGCGACCGCTGGGAACGTCGCCGCGCACAGCTCGCCCGCAGGAAGGAAGAAAATGAACGCGCTCATTCTGACCTACCTCGCGCTGATCGTCCTGACATTCATTGTCATAGTCGTGCTGGAGAACAATGACGACGGAGGCGCCGCCTAAAATGAAACGCACCGTTCCCCAAAGCCCCGCCACCGAGCGCACCGTCCTCGGTTCGCTCATGGCCGACCCGAAACTTTGCGACGAAGTCTCCGGCATCCACGCCGACCTTTTCTACACGCCCGCGCATCGCCTCATCTACGAGACCATCTGCGAGATCCGCGGCGAAGGCGGCACACCGAACCTCATCGCCACCACCCAGCGCATCGATGCCGCGCACAAGCTCAACTTCGTTGGCGGCGCCGGCGCCCTCACCGAGATGCTCGGCGACTACGCCGGAGGCAGCGCCGCGGTCGAATATCACGCCCAAACCCTCCGCGACCTCCACGCCCGCCGCCGCATCATCGACGCCAGCGTCGCCATGCAAGCCGCCGCCCAGGACATGGCCAGCGACGCCGACAGCGTCCTGCAGCAAGCCGGCGAGAGCGTCCTCAGCCTTTCCCTCACCACCGCCACCGACAGCATGCGCGCCCCCAGCGCCATTGTCCCGGGACTCCTTGAAGAGCTGGAGAGCCTCATGGCAGGTGGCAAAAAGCTCGGCCTGCAGACCGGCATCCGCGACTTCGACCAAGTCACCGGCGGACTCCGCGGAGGCCAGCTCACCATCATTGCCGGTCGCCCTGCCATGGGTAAGTCCGCACTGATGTTGAATATGGCGGACAACATGGCCCGCCGTGGCGTGCCGGTCGTTTACTTCAGCCTTGAAATGCCCGCCAACGAGCTGGCCGCGCGCGTAGTCCTCGGCCGCGCTGAGACGAACACCGAGATCATTCGGAACGGCTTCCTCACCGCCAGCATCAAGCACCGCATTTTTGACGCCGCCACGCAGTTCAGCACCGAACCCCTCTACGTTGACGACCGCGGCGGCCTCACCCTCTTAGACATCCGCGGCCGCGCCCGCTTGGCCGTCCGCCGCTGGGGCGTGAAGTGCATCTTCGTCGATTACCTCCAGCTTGTCAGTCACTCCGGTGCCCAATCCCGCGAGAACGAAGTCGGCTTCGTCAGCCGCGGCCTCAAAGCCATGAGCATGGAGTTGGGCATTCCGGTCGTCGCCGCCGCCCAGGTAAACCGCCAAGCGGAAAACCGCAGCGACAACCGCCCAAAACTTAGCGACCTCCGCGAATCCGGCAGCATTGAGCAAGACAGCGACATCGTTTGCTTGATCCACCGTCCCGCCTACTACGCCGTGCAAGACGAGGAGCCGGAAGTGCAAGACGCCGAGCTTATCGTGGCCAAGCACCGCGCCGGCCGCACCGGCACGCTCAACCTCACTTGGCGCCCCTCGCTCACCCGCTTTGAAGGCACCGCACCAGTTGGCCGCACCAGCGACAGCGACGGCTCGGTCTACGCCCCGGCGAAACAACTTTGGGAGGCCATCAATGAATAGTCGCGCAAAAGGCGCCCGCGGAGAACGCATGTGGCGCGACGAGCTGCGCGAAGCCTTCGGCGACTCTGGGATCAGGCGCGGGCAGCAGTTCAGCGGACTTGGGGATTCGCCGGACGTTGTCTGCCCGTGCCTGCCGGATTTCCACTGGGAGGTGAAGTTCTGCCAGGTGGTCAAGATCCGCGACTGGATGGCCCAGGCCATCCGCGACGCCAAGGCCAAGCTCTTCCCGGTCGTCGCCCACAAGCGCAACGGCGAGGAGTGGTTCATCACGCTGCGCGCCGCTGACTTCCTTACCATCCTTCGCCGCTCCGATTTTCTAGTCCCAACACAAAACCAACAACCAACCACATAACATGGCCTCAAAAACCCTAACCACACCCGCGGGCATCGCCCGCTACCCTCACCTCAACCGTCCCGACACCAAGTTCGACGACGTGGGAGTGTTCAAAGTCAACCTCGAGCTGACCGCCGAGGAAGCCGAACCGTTCATCAAGCAAGCTGAGGAGCTTTTCTCCGCGTTCGTCGCCGAGAAAAAGGCCGAGCTGAAAAAAGACAAGCTCAAGCTCCACGCCGCGCCGTGGGAAGACAACGACGGTCTCGTCCAGTTGAAGCTCAAGGTCAAAGCCGTGGGCAAAGACAAGGCCGGCGAGACCTACAGCCGCGCACCGAAGTTGTTCAACGCTTCCGGCGACATCATCACTGATAATGTCGGCGGCGGCAGCAAGATCCAAGTCGCGGTCGTTCCCTACTGCTGGTACACGGGCACGCTCGGCGCCGGTATCACACTCCAGCCCAAGGCTGTCATGGTGCATGACCTCGTCACTTGGGGCGATGGCGGCAGCGCCACCGCCTACGGCTTCGACGTGAGCGAGGCCAAGCCCGCCGCTCGCAAGACGGGGACGGACGACGAAGAAATTAGCTGGTAACCTCCCATGCCAGCCAAAAACACCACACGCAAAAGGGAGGGGACAAAACGTCCCCTCCCTAAGAAAGCCAAGCCCGCCGAGCCGGATCGTTTTACTGCAGACGGACGCAAAATCGTACGCCTCGAGAAGACCCGCGCCCACCAGAAGTATCCGCTCAAAGACGGCACCGACGTTCCCGGCGCCTCAACCATCGCCAAGATCGGCGAGGACAGCAGCGGCCTCATCCACTGGGCATGGAAATTGGGTATGGACGGTCAGGATTACCGCAAGGTGCGCGACAAGGCCGCCGACATCGGCACCATCGCGCACTTCCTCATTGAGTGTTTTCTCCACAACCACGTTGCCGACCTCTCCGAGTTCAGCCCCGCGGATGTTGAGAAAGCCACCATTGCGTTCAACAACTTCAAGCGCTGGTGGGACGAAGAAGGTCTCACCGTCATTGAGCCAGAAGTGCAGTTGGTCTCCGAGGAATACCTCTTCGGCGGAACCATCGATGCACCCAGCCGCGACCGCGACGGCAAGATCGTCCTCCTCGACTGGAAGACATCCAAAGCCATTGTCGGCGCGCACAAGGTGCAGCTCGCTGGCTACGAGCAACTCTGGAACGAGAACCGGCCGGACATGAAAGTCCAGCGCCGCGGCATCGTCCGCATTGGCAAAGAATCCCCGGATGACTTTGAGGTCGCCTGGATGTTCAGCGCCGAGCCGTTCTGGAAGGTATTCCAAGCGCGTCTCAACCTCCACTACGTCCAGCTCATGGCGAAGAAAGCCGCTTAAATGAAACGCACCCGCCGGTTCGTTGTCCGAGAGCAGACCTTTGGTCTGGTTGTGGAGTTCTATTGTGGAACCCCGCAGTCATCGGCGATCCGGCGGTGTGCGAACATTCTCAATCTCGACCCCAAAGACCCCGACAACCAGCCCGATGACTCCGACGCCGCCTGGGCGATGTGCTGCGGCAGCCAAGCCGTTGTCTGGATCGAAGACGCCGCGGACACCGGCAGCCTCGTCCATGAGCTGTATCACGTTGTGCAGGATTTCTTGAAGCACATTACCAGCAGCGACGAGGAAACCGGCGCTTACTTGATCCAATACCTTTTCCGAGAAGCCATCCGAAAAAACAAACCATGAAACAAGGACTATACGCCAACATCCACGCCAAAAAAGCCCGCATCGCCGCCGGAAGCGGTGAACGCATGCGCAAGCCCGGTTCCGCCGGCGCGCCCACCGCCAAAGCCTTCCGCGCATCTGCCAAGACCGCCAAAGCGCGCCGATGACCTCCGGCGTCCTCATCGCCTTGGTCGGCTTCCTCTACTTCGCCGTCGCCATCGACCTCGGCCTCATCCAGCACCGCTACTGGCATAGTCTGATTTGGTTGGGCTATGCGGTGGCTCAAATCGGGCTGTGGAGGGTAACCATCTATGACTAAGCCCCGCGACATGTACGACCTAACGAGTCATCCGACCGACACGCCAGAGATCAAGGCCAAGCTCAAGCAGGCTATCAAACTTTACAACGAAGTCGGCCGCGACCGCGCCAGCAATAATTTGCCCGCCCTCGCCGCCGCCTTCGCCGCGCGCAAGCGCAAACAATCCAAATGACTTTCAAGTTGCAGGCTCAAGCGGGTTCTCGCCGGCGTTCATGTGGTGTGACGCCGCGGACCATCTCCGGGATGCCCAGCTCCACCGAGCGAGACGAGTGGGGCGCCTGCACATTC